CAGGTAACAACGTTACCACACAATATACACCTTCTGGTGGTAGTGCAACAAGCTCTATTGGTAGTCTGACTGTCTCCTCAGGCGTTGGAGCGATTCCTACGTTGTCAGCGACCCAAGCAACTGCAGGGGAAAGTTTCAGCTTCTCTCAAACTTTCTATCAAGGTGATGCTCTAGGTTCTAGTGCACCGACAGTTGGTGAAGTACATAACTTCAGTAACCAGACAAGTACTGCTGCAGGTACTGCAGGCAATCTAGCTGGTACTATTGATTCATCATCAACGATGGGTCTAACAGCTGGAGGAGCAGGCACATCAGCTACTGGACAATTCACTAGCGAAATCCTAATCAAGTAGGATGATAAAGAGGTTTACTATAGGCATGTTGTTACTGTGTAGCAGTGCTGCACAGGCAGTGCCTGTAGTACCTAATTTTCAGCAAGGCCAAATGACTAGCCATACAGAAACTACTTCTGAAGTGACTGAGGTCATAAATTCGATGGATTACTCCACAGGATATACATACAGTATATCAGGTCATGGGGTGAAACCACAGGACAATGGGACAATCACACCTGGTGCAACAAGCAGCATTGGAGTGACCGCACCACAAACGTCTACAACTAGTAATGGAATTAATTCGACATGGACAGGATTAAACCTAGACCCAAGCAACAAACCAACGTGGGTCCAAAGCACACCTGGTGGAAACTTCAGTTTCATGGAAACGTATCACGGACCAGGTCTGCAAAATCACACGATCATCGAGAGAACAACAAAAATTCAAAGCGTAACAGATACCACAAGTATCTTTACCCAGTAATTGCACTAGCATTTGCAGCACCAGTTAACGCTGAGACTGTAGGTGGTGTGTCTGCGACAGCAAACCCAGTCGCGAATAGCTCAGGCTCAGTGACCAACCAGGCAATTCAAGTTTTACAAGGACCGTATATCCAGAATGGATATGGTGATGGTATTGTGTGTCAGGGACCTACCGCTAATTTTACTCCATATGTCACTAGGTCAACTTCATGGAATTTTCCTTACGAACCGACCTATCAAGATCCTGTATACAACATGCTTGACCTTGTTGGAGACTTTGATGACAATGGCAACGCAATTCCAGACGGGATTCCCGATCATCCAGGTCAGATTTTGTATCATAGAGAAATAAGAACGGGACAAAAAGATAACTATAACTGGAATGCAGGTTTCTCTGCCACTATTTCATGGCCATTGGACGGAGAAGCACAGGAATTGTGTAAGGAAGCAGCAAGAAATCACAACATGTTGCGTGAGCAAATGACTGCTAATCGTAGATTAGAATTTGAGCTTACAAGATTATCCAGATGTGGTGAGCTTGCCCAGAATGGTATTACATTCGCAACTTGGAGTCCTTATTTTGACCTATGTAAGGATGTGGTAGTGAATCCTAAGATGATTCAAGGTGTGCCACATACACATAGTATCAATCCAGTTTCCTCTTCAAAGGTGGTAACCCCCTCTTCGAACGGTAACGGTCAGTCCTCCTCTCTGAAAGAGATAAGTGTCGGGGATGTGACCCCTTAGAACTAATCTTAGACATTACCTTCTTCACAGCAGGTTTTACAACCTTTAATAGTAATTCTGCTAAAGGTTTTGCTAATAGAGCAGAGGTTGTTGCAACTACAGCAATAGATGTAGTAGCCATTATTGCCCCTGCAGTGGGTATATTTCCAACAACTTGGTCAGGTATTGACACCTTGACCTTTATAGGCACACATTCTATCTGTGTGCCATTTTTTATGAGTTTATACTCGACAATCTTTTGATCACCAGTTACTGTGCCTACTGGCTCCTTCGCTTCTTGGATCTCAGTAGGGCATTGCTGCTCCTCTTCTTTAGTTACACCACTTGTATCAGGCACTGGTGGAGGACCTGGCAATTCTGCCTCTGGGGGTGGTTGATATACAGGGACAGGTGGCTCATACTTATATTGTATTCTACTTGCGTCGTAATCTATAGGTGAAAATGATGGTACACCACTATCACATAAGACCATATTACCGTCTTTATCATTCTTCCTCAACTCATCCTGCATCTTACCAGTGGTTGATTGCTCCTTATGATAGGTAACACAACCAGGTATATTAATAATAGGAGATCCTATCTGTTGGGTAATAGGATGAAGATTTGGAAGGGTCGTAGGCATATTGCGTAACCACTCAGGTGTATAAACCTGAGGGATTTCTCTTACACCTACCTCATTTATCTTGATCGAAGGTATCGTCATCACAATGCTCACTAAAATCAGTTGCCATCTGACCACCTATCTTGGCACCTTGATCAGCACCACCTAGTGCGACAAGACCCGCCAATACAGGTCCCACAAATGGTATACCAGAAACAGCAGGGGCTGCTGCAGCACCCATACTAGCTCCCACCACACGTCCTGTTTGCTCTCCACCGCCCGCCGACTTGATACATGCGACTGCACGGTCGTCGAGCTTTCCCACCGAGGGGGATCCACTCCCATCCTGCCATGATCGAGGATTTGACACTTGTCCGCCTTGGTTGGTCTTACCATCCATGACGTATTCTTCTACTACTTGAGTCCTCTTTTTACCTAGACCAAGCAGTCCAGCTGGTTTTTCAATATCTCTAGTGATATGCATAGTCTTTGGATCGTTTGCTCTATAAGCAATCGAATAACCATCCTCATCAACTCTTGCTGAGTATGTTGAATAAGGTCCTACAGGAGGTTGGATAAGTGGCAAAGTATTATTCTTGGAAATCATTCCAATCATACCAATATGTCCTATACCTAGGACAATACCAAGTCCACCTGCAAACCAATTAATAGGTTTCATTTTCCTGGTAGCGTTGGGATAGCGGGTCCTGTCGCTTTAGGAATCTTTGGCACCTCTGCATCAATAGCAACAGGAAGTGCATCAGACAATGCAGCAGTAATAGCCTTCGTAACACGAGACTTTACATTCTCTTTAATCTCTTCTCTCTGTAGATAAACATATCCACCTGTGCCTACAATGGCAAGAGAAACAACACCTGCAAAGATCGCAAGTCCGTCAATAATCTTTCGCATAATTTACTCCTTTTCTTTCTTAGCGACATATTCCACAGTGTATGTGGTCTTAGCACCTGCACTTGGCTTCTTCTCATCACCATTCTTCTTGGTCGTAGCGACGCCAAAAGTAGCTAACGTTCCTGTGAAGACCGAGGCTATGAAAGTTGGATCAATATTGGTCTTTGCTAGACCTGGCACCTGCAAATAATTAATAGTCAGGATAGCCGCAGACCACCCAAGGATAGTAAGACGCACCAAAGTGGCGACACCTTCATCCAATAAGTCAAACTTTTTTTCTTGCTTAACTTTAGGAGTTTCAGCCATGATTCTAGTGTAAGTACCTCTATTTAGCTACTTACAGATTCCACTGGTTGTTTCTTCTTTCCGATATTATATTTACTCTCTAACGTCCACTCTCCCTTGTCCTTATATGACAGGACTTTGATCTGATTAAGGGGTGCCAACTCATCGTCACCTACTGGTGCTACAACTACGATAAGTCCCCAGTCAGATAGGAGTCTAGCAATACGATTGCGTCTTTGTACATCATTCGTAGTCATGTTTGATGGTTTCCCATCTAGTGCAAACAATTCTTTGAAGTGTACTATGTAATACTTGCCCTTCTTATGAAGGATATGGCACGATTGATATAGTTTTTTCTCTTTACGAGAAGCTACACCGATCCTAGTAAGGGTTTCTCTAACTTTTAGGAAGTCATCTGGTTCTTTTAATGTAACCTCAACCATCATGCTAGGAGACCAAGAGATCTCATCACTCATTTCATTCCTCCGCTATTCAATTTAGACCTAATAACTTGGATTTCTTCCTTGTTTAGCAGTTTCAGTGCTTGCTCTGCCTTCTCTGTAGAATAGTTATAATACTTTTTAACTAGGTCAAGATCTGGATGAGTGGACTTCTTTGCCCAAGGGGAAAACCTTTTAGATTTCCTAACACTATGTATAAAAAAATTATATTGCATGTCCTTATCAAGCGTGCTACCAAGGCGATTCATCTCGTTGGAATGCATGATGGTATCAATAAAATATGACAGTGCCTTGTTGACCATGAATGCAGGATAATGTCTCATATACCCCTCATCTTGGGTATAATCTGCATTCTTTAGGTTGATTGAGTTAACGTAGTCAAAGGGATTGTAGTCTGCGGACATTTGGTTTATCAAATAAAATTTCATTAATGTAGTTTTCTGCCCATGCCTCATCAAACCACTGTGATAAGACCGCTTTCGTCTTCTTATTCTTTCTTTGTGAGAGCACATAGTGACACTGGTCGTCTATCCTATGCATCACAGGCACCCAGTCTCCTAGTTTACCATTGTCATCATCATACTCTGCATTCTTGATGCAATCAGTCATTACTCTCAGGTATTCACTAGTCACATCCAGATAACTTTGTCTTGACTCAGGATCTTTTAACCTAGCAAACTTACAGAAGGGAGAAAAGACACCCTCTGTCCATAGTGGTAGCACTCTCCAATCTTTAAAGAAATATCTTGATGAAATTGGTGCTAATTTATCGCTTAAATCGACCCCAAATACAGGTGATATATCAACGACGGCAGCAGTAACTTGATCAGGTGTTTCAATTATATCACATCCAAAGATAGGGATGCGATACTTAGGAATAGGGTAAAAAACACAGTGCACAATCTTTAATTTCTCACCTAGAGATGCTCTTTCGATGTGCAACTTTCTCATGCCCCTACACTTCCACATCTCATTGCGGATAGTGATATCACCCTTCCGAATTAACTTATGATTCGTCTCTAGGATCTCTATAGCAGGCAGTGAAACCAGACTTTGACGTATGAGATCGGCTAACTCATCCTGCATACATGACCTCTAGAGGAGATGCAACTTTTGCTTCGTAATTTCTAATCAATAACTCTTGTTGATTACGATTTCTACTTCCTCTATGCTTCATGCCGTATGTTAACTGAAAATACTCTTGCTTATATCTATCATACCACTCCTCGATCTCCTCATCAATATTATATGTAATCATCCAGTCATGAGGACACACTTCACAGTTGTCAAAGAAGATTTTATGGTCAAAATCCTTGTGCAATTCAGCGTTTGTGCCATACAAATATGACTTGATTTTGTATGGAGGATCTAGAAATACAAATACATTACCACGATGATCATGATCGTCATTCATGACCTCTGCATAGTCCTTATTAGTGATATTCCAGTGACCTATGAGTGCACCTACTGACTTGAGATTCTCTGCTCCACGGACAGTAAAATTTTGCTTTGATGCAGTCTTAGAAAACGATGAATTCTCCGTCAAACCACTGTAACTACACTTGTTTAAGATCCAAAAGTAGCATGCTCTATCGAATGATTCAGCATCAGCAATAGACTCCTTGGCAGTGTTAAACAACTCTCTTGCCAAGACCTCATCATTGTGTGAATTCTTGTATTCAATAAGAGAATCAGACAAATTCTTATAGTCTGTCTGCAATACACTCCAAAAATTATAGAGGTGACCATACAAGTCATTGACCCACACATCTGCAGTAGGATTATCTTGTGTGAATCGTAGTGCAACGCTACCACCACCTAGAAATGGCTCTCTAAACTCCTTACACTTAGGTGCTAGTTTGAGTAGTCTTTCTGCTGCTCTAGATTTACCGCCAGGATATCTGAGCGGTGTCTTAATGTATCTCATAATACTTCAATGTTTGCCATTGGGTAACCAAAAGGACCAGGATTTATATTTCCTGCAGGAAAAGCATTAAAACTAATGGTCATCCTGTCATAATCAAAAAAATGGCGATCAGATTCATGGACTAACCATGAAGGAAACAGAATAAGTTTACCTTCTTCTGCTGCCAACTTTTCTATAGGACCTCCACGATCTGCAAGGTTGTCAGATATGACCTCCATACAGTCCATAACACGAGGATATACAGGATCATGAAAAACTGTCGCTACACCTTGTGTAAGATAGAAAACTCCTGACACAAGTGACATATTATGTCTGTGTCGTGGGTGTCCTACCCCTGATCCTGCAGGTGCAACGTTGCCCCACATGAGAGAGATGTCTAGTCTATCACATTGCAGGGCATTTGCTACTTTATATTCTTCAAGGCACTCTTCAAACCACTCTACGAGCGTATAGAATCTCTCATTTTTGTGAAGGTTTCCACACGTCGTTTCAACTCCCTCTGGAAAATTAAACTGTTCTCGTTTTTCGGATCTAAGAGCGTCCTTAATTTCTTGAAGATCTCCTTCATAAGAAAATTCGGGGACAATAATAGGAAACAGTTGATTTATTTTCATCTTACAATCTTTCTTTCAAGATTCATCATAGGGACATCCCATGCACCTAAGTTTTGATTACCAAATGGAAAGAGATTTGCTGAAACAGTAAACCTATCCTCTGATCTATCATTAGGTTGTGACCCATGCATCAAATAACTGGGGAAAATCAACAAAGTACCAGGAAATGGACGGTAATTATATCTTGTCTCCGAGTAAGGACCTCCATCTAAGTGTAATTGTGCCCACTCTCGCTGTGCTAGAGGGTCAATAAACGTGGTGGGACTACCACCAGTCAGATAATATACACAACTCCAATAGGACATGGGATGCCTGTGTGGAGTATGATGGTGACCTGTATTTGCATTCGCTCTGTTACACCACATAGAGGTGATTTCCATCCTTTCAGCAAGGAATTTGTTATCCTTTAGGACATCATTAGCACATTGCTCGATCCACATCTTCAACTCAGTCCACTCGGGACGTTGCTCAAGGTGTGGGTAAGATGTGCCAACACCACCATCTAGATTATACGCTCTATATTCCTCTTTTTCTGCAGAAAAAAGGGCATTACTGAGTAGATGTTGACTACTTTTAAACTCCCATACCCTTACAGGAAACCAGAGTTTTTCTTTGTAAGTCTTCTCATTCATTACGCACCTCTTCTGTTTGAGTTACACCTAACCATACACCGATTACTGGGACTGCGAAGATAAGCACCCTTGCAAGACCAGTAACTGCTAAAAAGATTAGCACTCTTTTAGAGGATTTCCATCGTCTATTCATTTGAATTCACAACGCATCATGATTTCAGTCAAGAAAGCAACAGAATTGATCTCCAAGTCAGCAACAAACGCTGCCTTATACTGATACTCACCAATGATGAGCACCGCCTCAGGGATTGATTGAGGCTGAAGATATTCATATAGCTTATCATATATAGCACGAAATAGTAACTTGTAATCGTTATCCATATTCGTGACAATCCACTTACGCATGTTGGTAAACTCTTTGTTTTTAAGGTAACCAACAAGTTTGTCGATGTTTGTGTTGCCAGATCTACCTAGAATACCAACATCGATCTTTCCTGTAGCAGAGTATGCTTGCAACTCATTAAGAGTGCGACGGAAGTCAGGGAAATACTTACCAACAACCTCTGCTGCAACTTTTGCATCGTAGTCAATACCTTCTTTAGTAAGGATATCCATAACTCTTTTATGGAA